GTTTCATTCGAGCCCTGTCAATCCCTACAACAAATCTTTTGTTGAGGCCAGGGTCGTTGTATCTATTCTTTAACTGTTTTACCATCAATTGGTTTAGACTTTCCAAATCTTCCGTTGATATGAGAGCAAACATGAGGTCAGCCGTAGCAGGCAAACCAAAAGATTCTGACGTATCTTCCAGCCCAATGTCGCTGTTTGCATATCCCCCTCTAGTAGTTTGTGTCGCTGACATAATAGGAACATTATGTTCCACTGCAAGCCCTCTAAGTTCCTCGGCAATTGCTTTGATGTAAAAGTATGATCCGACATTTGCATTCCCCTTGAATCGTGAAGAGGCACAGATATTAAGATAGTCAATAAAAATGATGTCTGGGTTGAATGACTTCTTTAGTGCCAGTTCCTTAATCAAACTACGGAAATGTCCTGTATGTGCAGATGCAGTAGGATATTCTTTGATAATTAACTTTCCGTTGGTCTTTGTTTGTATTTTGGAGAGGCGGTCAGTGAACATCTTTTTTGGTAACTCATGCAAGTCATCCATAGTGATGTTCATCAAATTCGCATCAATTCTTTCTGCAATCCGTTCTTCTGCCATCTCCAATGTTATATAAAGAACATTCTTACCTTGCATTAGGGTTGACGCAGCCATGTGACACATGAACAACGATTTACCAACACCTGTGCCTGCAAGGGCAATGTTCAAAGTTTTTTGTGGGAGTCCACCCTTGGTAATCTTGTTAAAGTAATCCAAGTCGAACTCTAGTTTCTCTTCTTTCTTGTGATAGAACTCATATCGTTCCTCACCGTTTTCTACATAGTCGTGTCCTACGTTCTGGTCAAATGCAACTGCAAGTGCCTCAGATAGGATGGACGGTATTGCCTCAGCAGTATGTTGTTTATCTTTCCCTTCAATAATCTGAATACCGTTTAGGATTGCATTGTAGACTGCCTTATCCTTACAAAACTTTTCTGTCGTGTCCACCAACCATTGCATATCAACCTGTGCATCAGATAGTGTTTCGACAATTTGTTGAACTGACTTGAACTCTTCTTCATTCAAATCTTTTCTATTATCAAGTTCTATGGAGAGGGCTTGTTTTGTAGGTTGATTACCATACTTCTCCATGAACTGATTAATTTCTTCAAATACAACTCTTTCGTGACGATCTGAGAAATACTCTGGTTTGATGAAAGGTAAAACCTTTCTTGCATATGGTTCATTATATACTAGGTTACTGAGTGTTGTTCTTTCAATCGTCTGTGTTGACATACTGCATCGAATCCTTTTGTAATTGTTCTTCTATGAGATGATGTAAAATATCACCCATAAGATTTTTAAAATCAATATCTTCTTCTAATTCTTCTTTAGGTATAGTAGGTGATACTAACACATCATAGTTGAATTGTAAAGAAGCATTATCATTTTCTTCATCTTCTTTTATTTCTACTTTACCATACTTATAGATAACATCCTTGTAGTCACCAGTAAGTTCAGTAAGTCTAAGAGCAGTCCACTCTTGAGACTTATCTGATACTAACATGAAACTTCTAGAGATATCAATCTTGTTCAGTTTCTTCTTCAACTTCTTCTACCTCTTGTCTCTGTCCATACTTGAACTCTTTATTGGCAGCCTCATCCAACTGTGCCATCACTTCTTCGGTGAAGAACTTTTCTGGTTGGTTGTTGATAGTCTTACCAAATGTCTTTGTACCATCAGGCAACTCAATACGAGTAGAAACAGATTTGAAGATACCATACTTCAGTGCAAGTTCAAGTAGTCCATAATATCTATCAAGTCCACGTTCATACATCAGTCGAACATCTACCATTTTATTTTCGATAGTCAAACGAGACTTTGCATTTTTACAGTGAACGATATTACCAACAACTTCTGTACCATCTTTTTCTTTCTTCTTTGAAAGATAAACAATAGACGAAGCCGCATACTTCAATCCAGAACCACCACCCATTTCTTTTGTTGGGAACATAGAACCCACAACATCATAGGTATGGTTAGTAACTACCATAGGAACTTTCGCTTTACCAAGTTTCAATGTCAATACACGAAATGCAGCCTTGAGAACTTGAGCCCTTGTCATATCTCTAGTTTCTTTACCCTCGGCAGTATCATCTACTTCTTTTGTTGTAGATAGCATACCAAGTGAATCAAGACACAACATCATAGGAGCTCTTTGATCTTCACTTTGTTCCAGATATTTATCCAAAACACGAATTGCTTGAGTCCTAAACTCCTGTACAGTTGTCACTGGTAGGATAACCATTCTTTGAGGGTCGATACCTCTGTCGATAACCATTTGTTTTGTGATTGCAGATTCAGACTCAAAATACAACACACCAGCATCTGGGTTTGCATCAAGGAATGACTTAACCATACCCATCACAAAAAATGTTTTACCTGTTGCAGATTCGCCTGCAACTGCTGTGATTTTGTTTGCTGGTAGTCCACCGTAAATAGAACCACTCAACAACGCATTGAAAATATAAGAACCAGTGTCGATAAAGTTATCAACATCTCCTGCCTCTACACCTTCACTAACTAACGCCGCATATTCATTACCAGCGGTTTTGGCAATGTCTTTTAAAAAGTCAACCATTAAATATCACCTTCTTTCCTGTGTTCAGAACGAAACGCTTCAAACCCATCAGGGTATCGTGCCTCAAGTTTCTGTATATTAGTATCTAGTACATCTTCCAAAGAGATACCTAGTGCAATACAAGCCTGTGCGATGTACCACATAATATCACCAAGTTCACGCTTCATGTGATACTGTGCATCATCATCCATAGGTTTGCCTTGGAAAATACACTTCTTTACAATCTCTGCGAACTCACCACCTTCTGCACTAATACCAATGGCCGCAGTTAGAACACGTTCTGGGGAAACACCGAAACCATCAATCACATCAAGTGAATCTGAAAGTGCCTGTGCATCTCTAGACGCATCACTAGTCACCTCATCTACAAAACGAGTATAGTCAAGTAGAAAATTTTTATCCATTACGAATCTCCAAAAATTGTGTTATGGGTATTGTATACTTTAACAAAAGTTGTGCATTTTGTCAAGTCTTTTATTCGTCTTGCGCCAACATAAGTACAGGACGATCTGACGCCTCCAAGAATAGTTTGTACAGTATTATCAATTCTTCCTCTGTAGGGAACAATGACTTCTTTTCCTTCTGAGGCTCTGTAGTCTTTAAGTCCACCGAAATGTTTTTCATTCGCAGTCTCCGAACTCATCCCATAGAATTTAACTCCTATAGGTTCTGGATTGTCATCCTCTAATATATATTCTCCACCACCTTCATCGTGGCCAGATAACATACCACCTAACATTACAAAATCTGCACCACCACCAAACGCTTTTGCTACGTCACCAGATGATACACAACCGCCATCAGCAATAATATGGCCTCCAAGACCATGAGCGGCATCAGCACATTCAATAACAGATGAGAGTTGTGGATATCCGACTCCTGTCTGTATACGAGTAGTACACACACTACCAGGCCCAATCCCACACTTAACAATATCGGCACCATTTAAAATTAACTCCTGTGTCATATCGCCAGTAACCACATTACCTGCTATGATAACAAGTTTTGAGAAATTCAAACGTAGTTGATAAATGAAGTTACTAAACATTTCAGTATATCCGTTTGCAACGTCTACACAGAGATATTTAACAGCCCCGTCACTAAGTTCCATGACATTACAAAACTTTTGCAAATCATCATCAGATGTTCCAATTGACATTGCAACATTTTCTCTTCTGTCATATCTTAAATCACTATCATCACAATCAAAGAAACTAACAAGTTCATTTACTGAATATGTTTTTACCAGACAAGTAAATAGATTCTTTTTTGCAAGTGCGTCTGCGATTTCAAACGTACCAACTCCATCCATGTTTGCAGCCATGATAGGAATACCGATATATTCTTCTTTACTGTTTCTAAAGATTGTAGTTCTAAATAAATCTACTTCTTTTCTGGATTTAAGTGTTGAACGCTTTGGACGAATCAACACACTAGAAAAATCAAGTTTGAAATCTTCTTCGATAACCATTACAAAATAATTCCTTTTTTCGGAACTTCAATACCAGATGTTTGTGTTGTCCATCCATCTGCAAGTTCTTTCATTGTGTCTACCATATATGCAACAGAGTGTTTTGGAAAATCAAAGTCTCCATCAACTTCTTTTCCTGTCATACAAATACCATTTACAAGTCCAACCCCTTGTTGGGTTGCCTGAACCAATCTTGGTTTAAATACTGTTATGTTATTTTCATCTGTTTTTACAAGGCGGCCGATAATCTCAGCGCCATTTATCATTACTAGTGTTTTAATCATTTTATTGCAATCGCTCCTACAAATGTGTGGTTTCTCCAAAAAGGCTGTATCTTATCACCCCAAAACCCAGCCTCACAAAGATTATCAATAATCTCATTCCAAGTGTTTGGTTTCATCATATGACGTAAGGTTTTCTCTTTGTCCATAATATCTTCTGTATCAAAGTTTTGTCTCTTGTAGTCATAGTAATTAAATGTCATCATATTCTGTAGTCTAGGGTCTTGACAGACAGTTTTTTCTGCAAAGATAAATCCACCACCAGTATTCAATCCTTCATAGATTTGTCTGATAACTTCTTGTCTATGTCTAGGTGGCATAAATTGTAGAGTAAAAATGGATGTAACCAATGAACAGTTTTCAAAGTTATAATTACGAATATCATCTTTTACAAAACTAACTGTAGCCCATGGGTGCATTGAATAAAGATGTTTTTGTCTTTTATCTAAATCATCAAAGAAACCTTGTGCGATTTCTACACCAACATAGTTTGCCATTGCACAGTGATCTTGATTCTCTTCAATAAGAGCCTGAGTAAGTTTACCTGTAGAACAACCAATGTCTACGACATTAGTATCATCCTCTACAAAATACCTTGAGTACTGTACCACATCATTAAGTAGATGACTGTAACCACGAATAGAATGTTCAATATGTTCATCGAAACCTTCCTCTCTATGTGCAAAAGTGAAGTCTGCCATTATATCTCCTTTAGTATTTTATTGTATACTGAATCAGCAATTACCTTCATCATCAAAGGTGGCACCATTCTACCGATACGTTCTGATTTCTGATTCCATTTACCAGTAAGTTTGAAATCGTCTGGTAAAGATTGTATTCTTTTTAGTTCGCCAATAGTAAGTTTTCTAGGTTCGGCCCAGTGGAATGCACCAGCAGTTGTATCGTTACTACCCATTGCAGTTAGTGTCGGGGCAGGTTGATACTGCGAAACTCTTTTGAGATTGAAGTGATGTCCTTTAGGATGATAGTCCATACCTGTCAAAACCTTGGGTGGGTCAATCTCCATCTTACTACCTGTATCTCTCCAATATGCAGTTTTACTAAACTTGTCTGTAAGATACTTTACTTCTTCTTCATCATACTCTAAATCAATCAGTGCATCCTTGAGAGGAACAATGTCAGGTAACTCTTGTGGGAATACATTACCGATAGTCATAAAGTTTAGTCCAGCCTTCTCTGTGATATCATTACGAACACCAATAAAGAATACCCTTGTCCTAGTTTGTGAAATACCAAAGTAACGACTGTCTAATACTTTTGCAACAACATCATATCCAATATCTTCAAAGGTATTCTGAATCTTATTGAAGTATTCTTTTGCCTCACCGATAGTCAATCCCTTTACATTCTCTGCAATAATTACTTTTGGTCTGATATCATCTGCAACTCGTAAGAACTCAAAGAACAAGTCCTCAATGTTTTCTACCATCTTACCATCTGAATAGTTTTTAGTCTGGCCCCATCCATCAGAGTGTTTACCATCTCTAGAATGTGATAGTTTACCAGCGACTGAGAATGCAGAACAAGGTGGTGAACCATCCAGAATGTCTAGTTCTCCAACACCAAGTCCAGCAATATCCAAAAAGTCTTTACCAGACAACTCTTTGATGTCGCCTGGCAAGATTGGTGTATCTGGATAGTTTTCTCTATAAGTGTTCTGGGCTTCTTCTACGAACTCATTGATGCAAAGTATCTTACCACCAGCAAGTCTATAACCAGTAGAAGAACCACCCCCACCAGCAAAGGTAGAGATGACGTTGAATTTATTTTGGTTGGATGCATTTACTACATCTTCTAATTTGTATGGTTTATATTTCATCCAAAAAACTCCTCAAGTGTCATTTGTGTTCCATAGGAACGGTCGATGTTCCACCCAATCTGGTTCATAATAAAAGTGAGAGGCTCAATAAAAGCCTTCTCGAACTGTGTATCATAATCCAAATGTGAGTGAATGTCAAGTTCTTTTGGTAATTTAGTCATAAAAGATATGACGTTAGACTGCATACGATTGGGTGTACGCATATTAAGGAACTTGATTTTCTCACCCTCTTGGATTAGTGGATACTTGTTAGTCAACTTTTGTTGACGAACAAAGTGGTTGTAAAGGATAACACCCTTGATATGCATAGGTGTTCCCTTCTTGAAAATATTTGCACTGTCACTCCAATTACCAATACCGTTGACAGAACGAGGGAAGGCAATATCTTCTGGTGGAAGTTTCATAAACTCCTCACGAAACTCTTGGATGAAGTTGTTTACATCCTTCTCTGTACCAGACATGATAATCTTTAGACATTCTTTAATCTTGTCACGACAGGGAGCAGGCGTTGATGACTTCACAGCCTCGATACCCATAATCTTGAGAGATGGGTCTTTGAAACGAACACCTTCAATATCCCATGCATTGAGAATGTATCTTTTCTTTGCAGTCCAGATACCTTTGTCTGCAATCACCTCACGAGCCATTTGCATCTTCTGTTCATATGCACTTACATACGAAGCAAGAGCTTGATAACTCTTATCAATAAAAGGTTCAATTTTCTCCTTTGCCACAGTATCAAGGAAGTCCACGGCCCTCCCACGATAATTATCTTCTGATTCATCTGTTCTCTTTTTAAGCACCGTATCAACAAGTCTATCAAACGTAATGTATACTGAGTCCGTATCCGATGCAATAACATAATCTTCTCCTTCTGTTTTCAACAATTTGTTGAGATACAGATTGAGAGACTTTTCAATCCACCGAATAGACAACTGGCCAGAGGTTGTAATACCTTCTGCAATACGCAAGTCGTAATACCGAAACCATTCATTACCAATTGCACCATAGGCAGAGTTAAGAGAGATTTTACGAGCCATCTGAATGTTGTTATACCTTGAAACATCTTTTAGATATTTAGCATCCTTCGTATCTTCATATTGTTGTTTCGCCTGCAACATCTTCTTCTTGTAGATGGTACGGTCATCATACATCGTCTGCATCATCTCAGGCAAGAAGCCTTGATGGTGTTTGTGAAAGACTGCACCGTTTGGTGTGAATGTTGCATTGTCAAGTTTAGGAACAGGTTTGTTGTCTAGTAGATAGTCAACATCAACTGCAACCTCTTGAGGCGTTAGGGTTTCTGGTGAAATGTTGTACTGCATGATAAGGTGTGGATACAGTGAGTTCAAGTCAAATGACATAACCCATTTGTGTTGTCCAACCTGTGGTTCTTTTACATACGCACCCACATACTTTTCACCTTTAGACTTGTGGGAAGTCTTTTGTGGGATGACAATCTTCTTCTTGAGAAGATGGTTATAGATAAGAACATCCCAATACTTAACAGAGGTAAACGAGTCAGAGATATTAACCTTGGCCTCAAACGTCATAGTGAGAATGAGGTCGATAAGTTTCATCTTATCGTCAAGTCTGTCAACTAGTTCAACGTCTTGAATATTATAGTCGAGGAAAGACTGATAGTCTTTTGTATACCAATCACGAAAAGTCTCATAAGGATTTTCGTCCTTGCGTTCACCCAACTCAACAAAGGCGATATGGTCAAGACGATAAGATTCTTGTGCAGAGTAAGTAAACTTACGATAGAGTTGAAGATAGTCAACCTCTTCAACACCAAGAATATCGTACACTTGGTCTTTACGTCCATAACCAGAATTCACCATGCGAGAGTTTACAACACCCCAAGGTGATAGACGTTTCATTGCGTCCTCACCCATGACTGATTTGATACGGTTGCAGATATAGGGAATATCAAAGAACTCTGTATTCCAACCAGTGATAATATCAGGGTAATCACTTTCCCACCATGCAAGGAACTGAGCCAGAAGTTCACGTTCAGTCTGACACTTGATGTATTGAACATCTTCCCTGTCATTGTGATAGTCGTGCAAACCCCACACCTTGATACGTCCAGTGTCATGGTTTTTGA